TATAACTCATTGAGATGTGTCATAGTATTCGTCGTTAGAAAACAATTATTATGACATTATTTCAATGAGTTATCTATTTTTATCGTGTACAGAGTACATCTTTATAGATGAATTGCTCTAACTGAGGCGTAATTGCATATAGTAAGCCAGTAAATGCGGCAACAAATATAAATGGGGCAATAAAAATACCGGCATAAATATGTATGAGACGGAAGAGACTACGCCAAAAGCTAGAAGTAGGGGACATTTTAAAGTGATATCGAGCAAACTTTGTCGTGAAGTATATCTACTTTAAATTGTATTTTGAAATTGCACTTTTCATTGGTTAGCTTGATTGTAGATTTTCTAAAGTATCATTGTGCTGAATTACTAGCAATGCTGTTGCTTGGTGTTATGAAATATTTCGTAAATTTTGCTCTCTAAATACACAGCTCATATGATCAATACAATATTTAGTATAGATATTTATGAAAAAGCACTTTATAGAAAAATTTTTATTGTTAAGTTTGTTTTAAATATTATTCTTTTAATTTATCTAGAGAAACTAAATTATCTATGATTTATTTGTTAGTATTATAATTCCGTAATTTATTCTAGTACCAATAGATTTATGATGTTGGTTTGAATGAGTACAGCTAATGAGTAAGAACTCTTTTAGAGATATTAAGAGTGTATGTATAAGCTTTTTAATAAAATTTTATATTGTTACTAATTCTATTGGTTAATATTTTAAGAAAAATTATCTTATTAATTTTTATAATATTTAGTGCTTAATAAAATTTTTAAATGAAACTTCTAGACTAAAAAACAAAAGTATACTCACTTGCTTTTTAGTCTAGTATTTCAATATTATTAAATTAAATAGCGACTAATTCCTCAATTTTCTCAAGATCGATTATTTTTTTAATATAAGACCAAGTTTTTTCAGCATTAATTAAATTTTTATCAATTGTTCCATCATTAATAACCCCATCGAGGATATTAAGAAATAGATTGGTTAATGCAGCGGCGTCCTCTACCTGAATTTTAATTAAGATAGAAAAAACAAGCTCATAGAGCCATTCTCTATATTCATTAATAGGATTTTTAACGGATGGGTAAAGTTGTACTACTTCCATAGTTGCCTTTTTAAATAAGCATCCATTAAATTCTTCTGTGTAAATCCAGTCAATATACCAATTAAATAAGCTTCTGAGTTGAACTAAAGGTAGGTCATTGGTATTGATTCTTTCTAATATAGCAGACTGTATATCAGAATTCCTTTTGTAAAGGCATGATTCTATTAGCTTTTCCTTTGAAGGAAAATACTTGTAGAATGTCATCTTTGCAACATTAGATTCAGCAATAATTCTGTCCACTCCAATAGAGTTATAGCTTTTTTCATTAAAAAGGGCAGTTGCTGTTTTTATAATAGTGTCTCTTTTTGACATCGATTTCCCCGTAGTAAATCTTTTGAAATCCGTTTCTTTTTTAAGGCTAGTGCTCTGGCAAAAGTCAGTTTAATCATATTGAAAACGCTAATGTAATACAACATGTGAGAGCCTAAAAAAATAGTATTTTTCGATATTAATTGTTATGTGATTCATTAAAAAAATTCATTAAATTATCCATTGATTTGTAGTAATAATAAACCTAATATCAAATTGTTTAGGGATGAGTATACAATTTTATTTAGTAGCAAATGAATGCACGATTAAAATAATGGGGAACTCATAACCTAACTATAAGAATTAATTTGTTATTGAGAATGATTATGTCAAAAAAATTTGAAGATTTCGATAATCCAAGACAAAAGGCATTACTGGGGATGAAGAATAGTATTCCTACAGAACAGTGGGAAGAAAATCTAAAATTTCTCAAACAATTAAGAGCGAGAATTGCTGAATTACCAGTATGTAAACATCCGGCGATCGAAGTTTTAAATAATGGATTGCTTGATAAATTCACTTTAACAAGAATTCATTTAGAATATCGTCATGCGATTGTTCAGATCTTTACTGATGCCTTATTAATGGCCCAGTTCCAGACAAAACAATTGGAGCCTAAACTCCATTCTGGAGCTAAAATGTTTCCACGTGTTTTATTAAGTTTAAATGTACTTGATGAATTTGGTTTTAGACCCGGAACAGACCTGGACAATTATTATCTAGGTAATCCGGAGTATGCACATTATCCTTTATATGAAGATTTATTGAATGATTATGGTTTGAGTGAGAAGGACCGTAGAGGGTATCAACCTTCAAAAATTGCAGATCAGGTAAGAAATTTTCTAGAATCATCTTATGATAGTTATATTAAAGTAGTTGCTTTACTTGCAGTGGCCGAAGAAGAAGTGATTCTTTTTAGCCCACCACTTCGTGAAGCGACTAAGGCTATTGGTGTAGATGTTGAAGGTGGCGGCTATTACCATGTTCATGGGGTATCTACTGACGAAACCTCAGAAGCAGCAGATGATGATCATGAAGATGATCTCTGGTTTGCGTTAGCGCAAGCAATAACTAAAGAAGACTATGAGAGCTTAACAACGCTTTGTATGGATTATTGTGCTTTATGGAATGAGTTTTGGGATGCACAAATTGCTGATATTCACTACTTAGAAGCAAAGAAGTTAGCATAACTTGTATCCATAGTAAGACGAATAATTGATAAAAACTAAAAAGCCTATTCATATATATGAATAGGCTTTTTTAATACTTTAAATCCAGCCCATCTATAAACTAATAACCTGAAGTATTTCATTTAATACATTATTTGCATCTGTGGGAAATGATAGAATTACGAAAGTCAGTAAGTTGATATGTATGGGGCTTAAAAACATGCATCCTATAAGTGTGAGCAAATGAATACATTCATATACAGCTATCTGAAATTTTTAACCTATTGAAAGTACAAAGGTTTAAGTCTTGTTCCAACCATTTACAATCCAAACCAGATTAGGCGGATTCTACTTCCTTTATAATATACCTGTGGTTTTTGTATTTTTATTAAAGTAAATTAAAACAAGAACTTATAACCATAAAATGACGTATTTTATTGTTAACTAAAAACGCTTGTAGACTATTTGTAGACTGTTGAGAAACATGGTTAAATCAAAGTTCGCTAAAACAGGTTTAAGACATGAAACTCAACAAATCTACTGTTGATGCTATTCCATTAACTGAAAAAGGTCAAAAAATATATAGAGATGCAGAACTGATCGGTTTTGCTGTTCGGGTAACTAATAAAAGTAAAACCTATATTGTTGAAAGGAGGCATGAAGGTGAACTCTATCGAGTGACAATTGGCAAAACTACCGATATTCCTGCAACAAATGCTCGAGCAAAAGCTCAGATGATTCTGGCGAAAATTTCAAACAATGAATATGAAAAGCCTATCAAATTAAAGAAGGTTGCTAATCCTTTAGATATTACCGTGAATGAAGCTCTTCAAATTTATATTGATAGAAATGACTTTAGACCAAAAACAATTAGGCAGTACCGTAAGTATTTTGATTTATATTTGGGGTGGGGCAACAAAAAGCTTTTCCAGATATCTAAGCAAGAAGTACTGGATCGATTTATTGAGGTATCAGAAGTAAGTGAGTCGTCAGCAAATGGTGCTGTATCTCTTTTAGGTACCTTATGGAAGTATATTCATGTTCTTTATTCAACAGATGAGAACCCGATTCTTAAAAGTAATCCAGTTGACATTATTTCCGTAACAAGAGGTTGGAATAAAATAGAAAGTAGGGATAGACATCTCCATAAAGACATCATTCACAAATATTACAATGCAGTGCTTCATTATGAAGATGAGTTAAATCTGGAAAATACTGCTAGGTCTAACACGCATCGGGATATTGTATTGATGTGCATGTATACGGGATGCCGTAAACAGGAGGCATGTTGTTTAAAGTGGTCTGATGTAGATATTAAAAATGGTACCTTAACTTTTAGAGATACCAAAAATGGTTCAGATCATACTTTTCCTATTGGTGATCATCTACACAGTATTTTGCGTGAACGTTGGTTATTAAGAGAAAACGATTGGGTTTTCCCAGCTACTAAGATGCCTACTTCGTGGAATATGCATGCAACTAAGGTAGATACATTATTGAATAGAGTGGGTAAGGAAGTTGACTATTACGTTTCAATGCATGATTTCCGTCGTACATTTGCCACTATATGCAACCTTTTAAGATTTAATATTTATGTGACAAAAAGACTTCTTAATCACACGGCTAAACCAAGAATTGATGTGACAGGTGGTTATGTTCAAATTCCAGATGAGGAATTAAGAGCTTCAATGAACATGATTGAAGCGGTGTATCAAGGTAAGATTGATTGCTTTAATTACCAATCTGTATGGGCAGAAAGATTAAAAGAAATAAAGGCGGTCTAACCGCCTTAAACTGTTGCAAGCTGTGCTGTATTAAGCACAGTCTTGCTTTGCTCATACTTCAAAACGTCCTTCTTTTTATATGAAACACGTCTTCCAATTTTCGAGAAAGGCAGTGATGATTGATCACAACGCATTCTAGCTAATGTCCAAGGCGAGCAATCTAAATAAAGTGCCACAACCTCTTGAGGGAACTTCTGTTCTTCATTAGCCATTATGAAGCGATCCAAATATTCTTGTTGCTCTGCATCAGATAGATTTCTCAGATCTTTTAACATTTACTCCTCCTTACTTTCCGCTTTAACTTCTAATTGAGTACCCTCATAGGTGCCGTCACCCCCGCAATTCAGACAATGTGTATACATGCCTAAACCATCCCCATCAGGACAGAAGTTTTCAGGTAATGACCCGTCTAGAAATACAGTGCCGCCAATTGGCTTTGTGTGAATATGAGGGGCAAGGCCGTAATAGGGGAAAATGCATTCACCATTTCCATCATCACAAAAATCACATGTTTTAACTTTTACTTCACTCATCCATTAGCTCCTCAACTCATTACGTTCTTTCTTCAATTGACGCAAAAGGTTGTGAAGAGTAACGGTTACAGCTTTATCTAGACTTTTGGTTGAATGAAACTCTGCTAGTTGAGACAGTGCTAAACCAAAAATGTGATATGCAAAAACTTTTGCAGCTTCCGGATTGTTTTTGAGAAGCTCTTCAGTACTTGGACAAATGATTTTTTCAAAAATATGAACAGCTACCTGATCCGGAGTACCTTCAATACTGCTAGGGCTCAAATTAACTTCACCAATAACTTTGCTCATTGTTGAGAATCCTCACTTAAAATTTCCCATTCACCCCAATCGCCCAAATAACCAGATTTTGAAATGCTTGTTGTAATCACTTGACCATCATCACAAGTTACTTTCATTCGATTGGCATCTATGCGAACAGCTTTATAAACAACATCCATTTGTAAATTTGCTGGTAAAGGGCTGGGGCCATTTACAGACTTAATTCTTACTTCCATTTTTGAGCCCTCAAATATTCTTCTTTAGTCCACTCAACAAACTCTTTATAAAGCTGCTGAGCGGGTTTATTTAACCGGTTGTTGTAGTCTATTGTTATGCGGCGCCAAGCTACTGGTACGGCATAATGTTTCGTTAAAAGCATTGCTTGGTTTAACCCTTGCTGGACTATTACAAAGCCCAGCAAGTGCAAGTAATTAGTAAAACCAAGTAAGTGCTTGTTATTCACTTTCTTGAATTGGTCTTTCATTCTAGAAACCGTCTCCTAATAGAAAATCAGGCTCTGCTTCTGGTTGAGAAACTGCTGGATTTTCTAATTCATAGCGGCGTTTTCTTATATAGCCCATTAGCTTCGGTTGAATCTGCGGATCTCGTGCAGCCACGTCTATTTCCAAAGCATCTAGCGTTGTAAGGTCTGGTGCAGTTTGGATTAGAACCATTAAAGAGGGTGGCTCATTAGCAGATGCCTTTTCTTTTTCTAGCTCTTCAAGACGTTTGTGAGTGGCGAGAAGGATAGGCTTCATTTGTTCGTCATCCCATGTGCGGGTATAACGATAAACCGCATTTACTTCATCTGGTGTTTTTGAGTCTTTAACTCTTTGCAGCAGGGTATTAAGTTTATTTTGATATTCAGGATCTACTTTAGGCTCGTTAGTTTCTGGAACTAACAGATCTTCAGATGTGATGACATTTGTTTTTTCGGTAATAACAATTGTTGGTTGAGTTTCTGCAGAAATAACTTCACTAGGCTTTTCAGCTTTTGATTTTTTGCCTCTCTGTTTTTTAGGTTCCTCACCAAGACGAATAACACTTAAGTCATCATTAACTTCAAAACCTAACGCTTTGGACAGTGCTTTTAATTGAAGCTTGGCGTTTTCTGCATCACGTTGAACGAAGCCACTGTTAATAGAATCAATTAATGCGTTAGTTTTGAAATCTAAAACATAAACCGTAGGTGAATATGTACTGATTACATAAACTTCCTGACCCTCTTCATACTCATCAATAGTTAATGGCTTTGTGAATGTAATGCCAGCCAGCTCAATAGTTTCGATTTTGATGCAGAATTCAAAACCCGGTTTACCAAAAACAGAAGCGGGGAATTGATCTAAGTCAGAAAAGTCCAACATGTCTCCAATAGGACGACAAAGAACAGTTTTACCTTTTTGAAGAGCTGCAAATGCTTCAGCTGCAGTGATTAGATTATTCATGCTGTCATCCCCGTTTTAGCTAATGTTTCAATGTCTTGTTTAACTGCCTTAAGTTTTGCTGCTTCAATTTGAATAAGGGCATCGATACCTAAGTGCTCACATACTGTTTTTACGTCTAGGCCACGTTCAGCAATAAAGTTTTGAAGTTCGTCTCTTTGTTGATCTGAGATGCCGTTAAATTCAGGGGGACTAATCCAAGTGCCACGTTGTTTATCAAACGTGCAATTCAATGCTTTAGCTCTCATTAACATTGCTTGTCGCATGTTCTGGTAATACATGTGTTCTTTATCAAGCGACTCAGTTAATTGATTAAGGTCACCTGCATGCTCAGCTTCTTCACAGCTTTGTTTCCAGTTTTCTAGCTCTTCTTGGGCTTTAGCTGCTGCAAGTTGTGCAGGCGTTAAGGTGTTAATGTGATCTTTAGCTTGAGTAATCAGGTCAGCCAAGAAAGTAGGGTGTGCTTTAAGATCAGGTACCCATACTTCACCGGTTTCACCGCCTAAAGCACCTGAGTTTTTCGCATGATGTGTAGGCGAAGGTTTGAAATTAATAACGCGGGCATTTTTACCTTCACCAGTAGTAACAGTTGTTAGATAACCCATGACATCTGCGATACGGTAAAGCTCGTTACGGTTTTTACCACCTAGATCTGGTCGGTAAATAATTTGATCACCGTTTTGATCTTCTGATGCGTGTGCAATGAAAACAACATCTTTACCTAAACTGATCAAAGTATTGATGTATTGCTTGAACGTTTGGTTCGCTAATCCTTGAGCCTTTAACTTTAAAGAACCATCTTTTTGACGGTTATTTGCCGTAAGTAACAGGTGGGTTTTAATGCATTCAAGCATTGCACCCACGGTATCAATGACTACGGTTTTATATGGTGCTAAGTCCTGCGGAGTAAGGTTTGCAACATCACTCCATTGATGAACCTGTACAACTGCACCACGACGTAATTCACCAGTACGGTGAGCACCACGGTCAAAGTCAAAAGAAATTGCTTTTTCCGCAGTAAAGCCCATCGATGATTTACCTAAACCCGGATCAGCGTATAGGTACACAATAATTGCTTGAACCAATAAAGTTTGGTCAGCAGTAATAATCGGTAACGCCATTTTTCTTATCCTCATCTAGAGCCGGTGAAGCCGCGCTTAGTTTTATAAGCTTTGCGGTCATAAGTAGGGATGTTTGTTTCACGCAGTTTTATTGCGAGCTGCTTTCTGCGTTGGAAATCAATTTCTTGTGTGAGTTCATTCCAAACTTTTGGATAGTCAGTTTGGAACCTGAACACATTTAAAGGCGTCTTAAATCCGTCTTTAACTTTGTAAAGAACTGAGCCATTAGCATTAGATGCGTACACTTGCCAGCCGATGCGAACTGAATACAGCCCTTTATCATCACGACCTAAAAAAGACTTATAGCCGTCAGGGTGCTTTTTGAAATTAGACATGTTCAGCCTCCTTACATTCGCATGCACCAACAAAGGCATACGTAAGCGGGCTAGGAGCATCTACAGGTGAGACGTCCTTAATATTTAAAGGAATAATTTCTTTGCGATATTTAACTAAAACCACATCACCTTCACGGCAATCGACAATTCCTTCTTTTGAAGAAAAACGAGCAGATTTAGAAGATTGGGTTACTCTGCAAAATGAAACCTCATCACCAGCTTTGATTTTTGAACGGTCAACAGGAATCATCTTCTTGCAAGTAGGGCAGTTATAATCTTTCATTAGGCTGCCTCCAACCATTTATTACGGTCGATATAGCCCGCTAATAAAATATTTATGTTTTTATGGTCGTCATGATTGGTGAAATCATTCCAAGGTTTGCCGCTTAAGTCAGTTACTGACTCAATAGCAAGGTTAGTAATTTCAGCCGCTGTAAAATCAGATCCAGCTACACCATAGCTATCAGCTACACCGTCAAAATCGAAGCTCACGTTTAATTTGAAGCCGTCAATGCGGATAACTGCTTCACCAGATTTTTCTCCAGTTTTCTTAACAGCCAGAAGTTCATATTCAGAAGCAACGACTTGCTCGCTTTCATATGAGTAATTAGAAGGGACGCTAGAATTAGCAGTTCGATATTCACAAGAACTCAAGGCTACAAGTACAGCAATTGCTGTAACTCCAGTTACCTTATGCTTGTTTGAAAAGGTTTTTACGTTCATAATTGATCTCTCAGTTTTGCAAAAGCACATCGGACCTGGGGAGGGGCGGTGTGCTTTTTTTGTTGTCTGTGAGATAGATATTAGGTAAACCTAATTATTAAGTCAATAGGTATTCCTAATAAAATTAGAAATACCTAATTTTTGTGCTTTAATAGACAAAAGAAAACCCACACGGGGTGGGTTGGGTGAGAAGGGTAGTGTTTGATTTTTATTTATTGCTCATTACTTTGCTTCTGGCCTCTCTCGCCTCTTTACGAGCCTTAAGGGTT